GCTGCGCCGAACTGACTGGTGAGAAATCTATATGTGTTACGGGTGAGGTTGCACATGAGGACAGAGAAAAACTTGTAGATGAAATACTATATGGAGATAAAGAAATACTATACGGCACTCAAGCTATCTTTTCGGAGGGCATATCTGTTAATACGCTTAGTTGTCTTATTCTTGCTACCCCTATCAATAATGAACCACTTCTTACGCAGCTCATCGGCAGGGTTGTTCGTAAACACGATGATAAAAGAGATCCGGTGATTATTGATATACATCTGAAAGGGAAAACAGCCCAAAGACAGGCATCAAACAGAATGGGGTATTACATGAAACAAGGTTATCAGATAAAACAGCTCTGAACATAGAAAAATACTTCTTGACAATTACTTCGAATGAGTGTATAATATGTTGTTATATAATTGGAATAAGATATATGAGACAGCCGAAGGAAGCCCTTTTGCTGTCTTTTTAATCTTTAAAATGCTGGCTACTTCTACAATACCATACAACAAGTATGATAAGATATTTAAGTACGCCAATATAAACTTCAAAGGAGAGTCTTTTCTGGCTCACCCTGATATCCTTTTGTATAATGCGTATAAATATGACTATAGTGAGATAGCCCAGTATCTTGCTTTAGCTTCGCTACGTCCACGTTCGGACTATTTAGCAACTGGGAAAACGACACTGGACTCAATACTTTGTACTGTAGCTCCAGAATTATTTATAGAAAACAGACTACTTACGACAGAAAAAAATGAAATACATTTTTTGTACGAAGAAGTTACTAAGGAGAACACACACTAATGGCATTATCATTTAACAAATCAGTAGGTGGCGCTAAAAAGTCATCAATTACTTCTTACTCATATCGTGATGGAGATAATGAAGTTCGTCTCGTAGGAGACGTACTTGCACGATACGTATACTGGCTGGAAGGCAAAAACGGTAAGAATATACCTTTCGAGTGTTTATCATTCGATAGAAACGAAGAAAGATTCAACAACCTTGAGAAAGATTGGGTTCGTGAGTACTACCCCGATCTCAAGTGTGGCTGGAGCTATGCAATGCAGTGTCTTGATGGCGGTGATGTAAAAATCATCAATCTCAAGAAGAAGCTATTTGAAGCTATCTTAACTGCCGCAGAGGATCTTGGAGATCCTACTGATCCCGAAAACGGTTGGGATGTAAAGTTCAAGCGAGTAAAAACTGGTCCTCTTCCTTACAATGTAGAGTATCAACTACAAGTACTCAAGTGCAAGCAACGACCTCTCGGAGAAACCGAAATGAGTGCAATTGCTGAACTGAAGTCTATGGATGATGTAATGCCTCGTCCTACTCCAGACGCACAGAAAGCACTTCTTGATGAAATTCGAGAAGATGCTGCAGGCGATATTGACGAAACTTTAGAAGATGAATTCAACGTATCATGATCCTATTTACGGCAGACTGGCATATAAAGCTAGGACAGAAGAATGTCCCAAAAGAGTGGGCACTCAATAGATATAGATTGTTCTTCGAGCAAGTTCATTCTCTCGAAAAACAGTGCAGTTCTCATATCATTGGGGGTGATCTTTTTGATCGTTTGCCGAATATGGAAGAGTTGGAGCTATACTTTTCTTTTATTAGAAAAGTAAGTATTCCAACTATTATTTATGATGGAAATCATGAAGCTACAAAGAAAAATAAAACATTTTTCTCTCAGCTAAAACAAGTTTCAAGAGATATTAATCCTCTGGTACATGTTGTGGATATTTCTTATATAGATCCTGGGTTAGGGTATGGAATACTACCCTACGCAGATTTGCATCGAAAAGAGAGTATTGAGAAGTTTGATACAAAAAAACCTCTCTTTACTCATGTTCGAGGAGAAATACCTCCTCATGTAAAACCAGAGGTAAACCTTGATCGGTTTGAAGATTTCCCTGTAGTATTCGCAGGAGATCTACATGCACATAGCAATACTCAAAGAAATATTGTATACCCTGGTAGTCCTATGACAACTTCATTTCATAGAAATGAGGTCAAGACAGGCTACCTCTTTATAAATCCATCTGATTGGTCATGGATGTGGGATGCATTTGAACTACCGCAACTTATACGAAAAACCGTAGCAAGTACAGAAGAAATGATTCCTACAGACTACCATCATACAATTTATGAGATAGAAGGTGATATACAAGAGTTAGCGAATGTAAAGAATAGTGAGCTACTAGATAAGAAAGTAGTAAAACGTAATAGTGAAGCTACGCTTCTTATGACTAAAGAGATGACTATTCAAGAAGAGCTAATAGAGTATCTAACATATATTCTAGAGATACCAGAGACTAGAATACCTAAAATAGTGGGAATATTTAATGATTACGCTACAAAGATTGAGATGGAGTAATTGTTTTAGCTATGGCGCAGATAATGAGTTGGATCTTAGTAGTAATACTGTAACTCAGCTTGTTGGTACTAACGGTATGGGCAAATCGTCCATACCGTTAATTATCGAAGAGGCGTTATACAACAAAAACTCAAAAGGTATTAAGAAAGCAGATATACCAAACAGATATGTAAACTCTGGCTATAATATTCAACTAGAATTTACAAAAGACGACAAAAGGTACGAAGTTGTTATTGATAGAAAATCTAGTATAAAACTGAAGTTACTAGAGAATGGAGAAGATATTAGTTCACATACAGCAACTAATACATATAAAACTCTACAAGAAATTATTGGTATTGACTTTAAAACTTTTTCACAATTAGTCTACCAGAATACAAATAGTAGTTTGCAGTTCTTAACTGCGACAGATACAAATAGAAAAAAGTTTTTAATAGACTTATTACAATTAGAGCACTATATTGCATTCTTTGAATTGTTCAAAGAAGAATCTAGAAAAACTGCTGTCAATTTGGGAAGGATAGAAGCAAAGACCGCCACCATAGAAAAATGGTTGACAGATAACAAATTGAGTGATACGAATATACTTCCTCTGTCTGAAATTTCAATTGACACGGAAGATGATGAGAAAGAGTTCGCTGCTCTTACGATGGAAATTGAAAATATTTCTACAAAAAATAAAAAAATTTCTCAGAATAATACTTATAAAAGTATGCTGAGTAAGATAGATATTGATAGTGCAAGAAACTGTGATATTAGTCAAATAGAATCTTATGATGGGCTTCAAGAAGAGGTAGGAAGTTTATCACAATCAGTAGCGGGGGCAAAACGACTTTTAGATAAGTTAAGTAAGTTAGAAGATAAGTGTCCTACCTGCGAACAAGATGTAGATACTGATTTTATTACATCTCTGCTTTCTTTAGAGACAACTAAAATCATGCAAGCAAAGGAAAAACAAAATGAAATTGAAAGAAGAATATCAGAAATTAAACAAAACAATGCAAGATTTCGAGATTCTCAGCAAACTCAAAAAGAGTGGGAAGATTTGTTTAGAAGTATTGACCAGTCTCTTCCATCGTCTCCTTTGGATAAAGAGGAGCTTAGTAGTAGGGCTCGTGGAATTTCGGAGAGAATATCGGATGCAAAAAGACGGCTCATACAAGTTGCACGAGACAATGAGCAAATCACTAAAAGAAACACGAGAATCCAAGTAATACTTGAACAAACAGAAGAGTTTCAAAAAGAGCTTTTTGAGCAACAAGAGCTTCTTGATATTGAAATAGAAGAATCAAGCAATTTAGAAGTATTAAAAAAAGCATTTAGTACAAATGGACTTCTTGCATACAAAATTGAAAACTTAGTAAAAGAATTAGAAGAGCTTACGAATCATTATCTAGCAGAGCTTTCTGATGGTCGTTTCACACTTGAGTTCGTAGTGTCAAACGATAAGTTAAATGTACAAATAACGGACAATGGTAACATAGTAGACATTCTAGCACTCTCATCTGGAGAGTTAGCAAGAGTAAATACTGCTACACTTATCGCCATTCGTAAATTGATGAGTAGTATATCTAAGTCAAGAATTAATATTCTATTCTTAGATGAAGTCATCAATGTGTTGGACGAAACAGGGCGAGAAAAACTTGTAGAAGTATTGCTAGGAGAAGATCTAAATACATATGTTGTGAGTCATGGATGGACACATCCTCTACTCGATAAAGTAGAAGTTGTTAAGTCAGGAAATATCAGTAAACTGGAGCACTAATGACAAAAGCAAAAAATATTATAGCAGAAGCAATGGCTTCATATCTTCTAGGAAAAGTTCAGTATCACAAAGCAAATGTTCGGCTATACTTAGAGCATCCCGCAGGTATTGGAGAGCATCCTGATATTATGGCAGCAATTGAGCAAGAACTTGCAAAAGCAGCGGAGTCTGATGAAAAACTAAAACTGCTTGAGGAGATTTGTAGAGAGCATGGTTGATAGTAGAGCTAAAGGCGCGAGAGGCGAGTATTTAGTTCGAGATATGCTAAGAGAAGCTACAAATCTCCAGTTTGAAAGAGTACCAAGTTCTGGTGCTCTTGAGTATTTAAAAGGAGACTTATATGTTCCTCATGCGAAGAATCGCTTCTGCATAGAAGTAAAGAACTATGAGAACTCTCCTCTATCAGATAAAATTTTTACGGCAAAAAAGACAAATAACTTGATACGTTGGTGGTTAAAAGTAGTAAAACAAGCTGAAGGAGGCGATCAAGAGCCTTTATTGTTTTTCAAATATAATCGTTCACCAGTATTTGTAGTTACAAATCTATTGCCTGAAAAAACAAATGAATGGTTACGTATAGAATGGTTGGACTGTTATGTTCTACTTGCAGAAGCGTGGCTGAAAGAAAAAGTGGAGTTCGTAAATGGCATTTAATTTTACAGATAAGTTAATAAACGACGGAAACTCCACTTTAGTTGTAGATGCTCTTAACTTAGCGTTTCGTTGGAAGCATCAAGGCCGTACAGATTTTCGATACGACTATCAAAATACGGTAAAGAGTTTGGCAAAATCATATGACTGTGAACGAATTATCATCACTGGAGATTGGGGGTCATCTACGTATAGGAAGGCGATCGCCCCTGATTATAAACAGAATCGAAAAGATAAATTTGCTGAACAATCAGAAGAAGAAAGAATCGCCTTTGAAGAATTTTTCGAAGAGTTCGAAGCATCTTTGGATTTGTTAAAAGAAGAATATCCTGTTCTTCGTTACAAAGGTGTAGAGGCTGACGATATTGCAGCACATTTAGTAAAATATAAAAAAGAGTATGATTTAGAATATATTTGGCTTATATCAAGCGATAGAGATTGGGATTTACTCATACAAGAAAACGTAGGTCGCTTCTCCTATGTAACAAGAAAAGAAGTACGATTGGATAACTGGAGAGAACACTATGAAGTTCCTCCTGAGCAATATATTTCACTCAAGTGTCTTACTGGAGACAAAGGTGATAATGTTGCAGGTATTCCCGGCATTGGCCCGAAGAGAGCGGTACAGCTTATAAGAGATTACGGCGATGCAATGGATATTTACAATTCTACTCCTATTGAGAGTAGATATAAATATATACAAGCATTGAATGAAAATGCAGAACAACTGCTCGTAAATTATGAGCTAATGGATCTAATGACGTATTGTGACGATGCGATTGGTCTGGACAATATTGATGATATTGGAAGAGTATTAGATGAATATAAAAATTGATTTTAAAAGAGACCGCTATCTCTCTGAATTTAGCAAAAAAACCCTGCAAGACAGGTATTTAGTGAATGGGGAGACTACTCCTCAACAGGCTTTTGCTCGAGCAGCAGGAGCGTTCGCAGACGATGAAGCACATGCACAACGTCTGTATGATTATGCAAGTAAGCTGTGGTTTATGTTTTCTACTCCGATTCTATCGAATGGAGGAACAAAACGTGGACTACCTATTTCTTGTTTTCTTAACTATGTAGAGGATAGCAGAACTGGAATTACTGGTCACTATACAGAAAATGCATTTCTTTCTTCTGTTGGTGGCGGTGTTGGAGGCTACTGGGGAGATATTCGTTCTGTTGGCTCAAAAACTAGTAATGGTTCTGAGTCTACTGGTGTAATACCTTTTATGAAAGTTGTTGATGCGGAAATGCTCGCATTCTCGCAAGGCGTAACACGAAGAGGAAGTTATGCAGCATATCTTGACATATCTCATCCAGAGATTGAAGAATTTTTGGATGTTCGTAAACCTACAGGCGGTGATATTAACAGAAAGTCTACTAATCTTCATCATGGTATTGTTATTTCAGATAAGTTTATGGAGCTTATAGAAAAAGCAACAATCCAAGAAGGATTTGATGATAGTTGGGATCTTATTGATCCAAACTCAAAAGAAGTAACTAAAACAATTTCAGCAAAAGCACTTTGGGTAAAGCTTATTCAAAATCGTGTAGAAACTGGAGAGCCTTACATTATGTTTGGCGATACAGTACAGGAAGCACTTCCTCAATGTCAAAAAGATTTAGGATTGAGAGTAAACCAATCAAATCTTTGTAGTGAGATAACATTGCCAACAAATGAAGAAAGAACAGCAGTATGTTGTCTATCAAGTGTGAATTTAGAAGAATATGATGAGTGGAGTAACGATCCTCAATTTATACCAGATCTAGTACGAATGCTTGATAACGTGATTACTTATTTTATTGCTCATGCTCCAAATGAGTTAGAAAAAGCACGATACAGTGCACAAAAGGAGAGATCAATTGGCTTGGGTGCGATGGGTTTCCATGCCTACTTACAAAGGAACAACCTTCCGTTTGAGTCGGCAATGGCGAAAGGACGTAATATGGCTATGTTCTGGCATATTAAATCAGCTGCGGAGACTGCTTCGAGAAATATTGCGGCTATCCACGGAGAAGCGCCTGATGCACACGGTACGGGTATGCGGAACTGTCATTTGTTGGCTGTTGCTCCAAACGCTTCGTCTAGTATTATCTGTGGTAACACTAGTCCTAGTATCGAGCCTTACCGTGCTAACGCATATACACAGAAAACTAAAAGTGGTACCTCTCTACAAAAAAACGAGTATCTTGAAGATATTTTACAAGATTTAGGAATGGATAATGATGAGGTATGGAAAAGCATCGTTACCAATGGAGGATCGGTTCAACATCTTGAGTTTCTAGATGATTGGACAAAAGATGTATTTAAAACAGCAGTAGAAATTGATCAAAGATGGATAATAGATATGGCGGCAGATAGACAAAATCATATTTGTCAAAGTCAATCATTAAATGTATTTTTTCCAGCAGATGTATCAAAAATGGAGCTTCATGCTATTCATATGATGGCATGGAAGAAAAAAGTAAAAACTCTGTACTATCTTCGAAGTGAGGCTTATAAAAGAGCGGAGACTGTATCAGACGAGGCGCTACGACAGAGAATATTTGAATCTATTGATGAAAATGCCTGTGTAGCTTGTGAGGGATAATTATGAGTTTACTAGCAGAAAGGGAGTATTACAAACCGTTCAACTACCCATGGGCATTTGAACATTATAAAACACAACAACATATGCATTGGTTACCTGATGAAGTTAATCTTGCAGATGATTTACGTGACTATCGGGAGAAAATGAGTCCAGGACAGAAAAAGTTACTTTCAAGTCTTTTTCGTTTCTTTACTCAAGCGGATGTAGATGTGTGCTGTGGATATGCAAAACACTATTTACCTACATTCAAACAACCAGAAGTAAGAATGATGTTATCTGCGTTTGCTGCTATGGAAGCAGTGCACCAAGAAGCATACTCTTTATTACTGGAAACTCTAGGTTTTGGAGATGATGAATATCAAAAGTTTTTTGAGCACAAAGAAATGCTTGATAAACACGAGTATCTTCATGACTTTGGAGTTGATACGCCAATGGATATTGCAAAAACAATGGCAGTATTCTCTGGCTTTACAGAAGGAGTACAACTCTTTAGTAGTTTTGCTATTCTTCTAAACTTTCCTCGTCATAACTTGATGAAAGGAATGGGACAAATTGTTACATGGTCTGTTCGGGATGAGACACTACATGTAGAAGGTATGTCCCAGTTATTCCGAACTTTTATTAAAGAAAATCCAGAACTTTGGAATGATGAGTTAAAGTATGAAATTTATTGTGCGGCAGAACGCACAGTAGAACTCGAAGATGCTTTTATTGATCTTTGTTTTGACGGTGCGGAAGTACCTGATTTAACACCTGACGAAGTAAAAGCTTATATTCGATATATTGCTGATCGAAGACTTCTTGGCCTTGGTTTCAAGAAGATTTTTGGCAGTACTGAGAACCCTTTACCGTGGCTTGACTATATGTTAAATGCGGTAGAGCACACTAACTTTTTTGAAAACCGTGCCACCGAGTACGCTCGAGCGAGTACTACGGGTAACTGGCAAGATATATTTAAATAGGATTCTATTATGACAGACGTACAAGATAAGCCAACTCTGACATTCAATGACAAAAATTACATCATTGAAGATATGTCAGATCAGGCTAGATATATTGTAGCACAGCTTCAGGACTTGCAAGCGCAAGAATCTCAAGCTGCTGCACGCCTCGATCAAATCAAAGTAGCTACAGATGGATTTAAAAATCTTCTGAATGCTCAACTTGAGAAGGATGAAAATCCCGAGGAAGAACCTACTCCAGAAGTAGTACAATAATGAAAAGGGGCTGAAAAGCCCCTTTTTTATAAGTTTGAAAATTATTATGATGTTGTACTATATGTAATACTAAATGTAAACTCACCAGAAGAATTCAGTTGATTAATATTGTATGAAGCATTCGTACTATGCATAGTTCTAAAATAAGCATGGGGGCCTTCTACTGAAGCACCTGTCGGAACTACACTAGTGGGTATTAAAGGTGCTGATCCATAGCCACTATGAATTCCTAATACACCAGAGTGTGGGCCTCCTCCTCCTGAAAAAGGTAATCCAGTAATACCGAACTCTGATGTGTTACTTCCTCTCGAACTAATTACTATTTTTCCGAATACAGTAACTAGTGATCCTACTTTCACATATTTTCCTTCTCGGGTTGTATAGGTATGTGTTCCTTGCCACATTGAGGGAGTCCAATCACCTTCTTCATAGTCGTCAAGAAGTTCACTCGACATTGAACCACTACTGTTAGCTGTTGCACTGAAATCTATACCAGTTCCTGATTGATGAAACTTTACATTTCCGCCAGAAGTTACGGATACGAGAGTATTACTATTATTTCTAATGATAGTAGACCCTGAATTGGCTTGAGAAATATAATGAGTTCCAGTATTATTATAATTTAAGTGAGTAATATATGCGCCAGCAGAGTGTATTCTCATTTCTCCAGAAACAGCAAGTCTTGCATCTATACTATTGGCGAGGCCAATACCAACCTCTCCCTCTTTATTTATACGCATGACTTCGCCAGGATTACTTCCTTGGTTTTCAACTACAAATACCAAGTCGGTACCTGTACCATTTGTTAAAGAAGCAATACGCGAAACAGCTTTGGAAGAATTTCGATTTCTTAAAAGAAGTTGACTAAAACTATTATTTGTATCAGAAAGATTCTGTATAGCTAATGTTGCTCCATACTGATCTTGACCACTTGTATCAGCAGCATTAAAAGCAGTATTGTCTGTTCTTTTTATAACAAGAGGAGAAAGAGGACTTGTTTCGCCGATACCAACGTTGCCGCCAGCATTTGCTAAAATTACGTCCTCATTTACAATACCGCCGATATGGATAGGCCTAGTAGCAACACCGTCAAGAGACGCTACAACTTGGCCACCTACAGCAGTTCTAGATAAAGTTGCTATTTTAGTTTCGCTTGATTGAAGTTCTATACCGTCACTATTAGAAGTAACATTAACAGTTAATTTGCTATCTGGAGACGAAGTGCCGATACCAACTTCTCCAGTATTTTTAATACTAAGTCTAAATGTACCATTTGTTGCGATATTCAGTTGATGATTTGATGATGTACCAAATCGAGCATCTGCACCTTGTACGGTTTGAAGAAACGCAGCTACACTATTGTCTCCAGCTTTGACTTGTAGATTGGTATGATTATTTCCTTGGAATACAGAGTTGCCATTAGCCTCAAGTGTAAGTCTAGTTGCATTGGAAGTTTTGAACAACATAGGACCATAACTACCAGAGTAATAACTACTTTTTAAAGTAACACCATCACTTCCAGTTGAGCTTACAGCTACTTGCAAAGCAGAACCACCAGATGGATTACCTAATGTAAGTTCTCCGCTAGAATCAATACGCATACGCTCTGCGGAGTTAGTGCGGATCATCATTCTATTTCCGCTTGTATTATACCAAAGTCCTCCTACATCACTGCCTGCGGAGTTTCTAAATTGAATTCTTCCGTCAGCAGTAGAGTTAGTTGTACCAAGTATAAAGTAAGTATCAGAGGCTGAATTAAGATGTAGTAAAGCCTGAGGGTTTGTAGTGCCAATACCGACATTCCCGTTGCTACCTTCAATCTTAACTTTTGTACTGCCGCCTGACTGCAAGAAAATATCAGGAGTACCGCTTTCCCCCGCATCAAGAATTAAATCATTAACGCCACCAGCACGAATTGTGCCGCCAGCTGTCATAATCATATTCCCGCTTGAGTCGATGCGTATGCGTTCTGTTGGAGAGCTAGCACCATCTGCAGTTGTCCAAAATTGCAGATTGGTTGGCATATCATTATTACCTGGAGTGCC